GCCAGTGGCGCGGTTTTGAGCCTGCCGTGTTTGGTTCGCCATTGGACGGTGGGTTTATTGCGCCGGGTGACGATTTCCGCACCGTCGGGCATGGGGATTGGGTAGGTTTTCTTGTACAGGTTGGCCATGGGTACTTCGTTTGCCTTTCACGTTGGTGTCACGTTGTGGTGACACATTGAGCCTCAACTCTGCTCAATTTACAAGGCCATGATTGGCATCATTTGACTTATTTTTCAGGGGTTTTCCGAGTTTTACTTCCGGGTGCGTACAGGTGGACAACCTGCATTGATCCACTTCTCAATGACATTGCGATTCCAGCGAACCAGCATGCCCAGACGCACGGGCGGTGGCATACGCTTGGTGTCACATAAACGATAGATATGGCGCGAGCTGCAATTGAGCATGCTGGCGACTTGATCGACGGTCAGCATGACGGACGTCGGCTTGGCATCAGCGGATGAATCAATAACGGTGGTTTGGGTGATCAAGAACAACTCCTTCTATATAGATACGGTGACAGATTCACAGGGCTTGCAGCAATCATCGCCACCAGACACGCGGCAGGCCAGTCCAACCGGCACGGTTCATGGTGGCCATGCGGGATTTGCAACTGGTGCAGGGACGCACCAGGCCAAAGGTGGCGACCTGGATGAACATGGATAGCCATGTACCTGGTGGGAGGATGCGATTGGGCTTGGGTGCGGGAACGTCGGCCCACTTGCCCAATGGACACTTGGATGCAGGCAAACTTGTGCGAGATTTGAGATCGGCACCGTCGACATTGCAGTTGCATTTGCGATCCGGGTGGGACAGGCAGCTAACTGCGTGTTCACATTGACGGCAGATGGATCGGCGCGTGGTGATGAAGTCGGTGGGCATGAGTGGTTCCTTGTTTTAACTTCCGGGGGCTAGATTCCAGGGGTGGGATCGCTACAACTACCGTCGCCATTGGAGTCACCGACGATGCAGTTACCTTGTTCGTCCATGCAGGATGTTTCATCGAGGACTTCGATTTGCAGTTGGACACGAGCGGGATTGGCATAAACATCCCAGATGTTGGTGCAGATGCTGTGATTGTGCAGTTCGTCGCTGAGAATCGATGCACTGCGACAGGTGCCGGGTGCGGATGGGATGCAGGCGGCGAAGATGCGCCCGCAACTGTCTTCTGAATCTTCGTTGGCATAGCCGTCGACAGTGACATACCAGCGCGTGGTGCCATCACCATCACAGCCTGCGAGCACCATGGCATCGACGTAACTGCCACATGCTGCACCTTCGGGGACGATGCCGTAACCCTGCCAACGTGGGCCGGTGATGGTGTTGCTTTCGCAGTTGGGTTGGGGGTGACCGCCGATCATGCCGGAGTGCCCGCAGCCTGGGCAATAGGGTGGGTTCCATGCACCGCAACTAAATGGGATTTCGATGGTGTTGCCCATGAAGGCGGGATCGGTACAGCAGCAACGTTCGTGGGTGTTGCCGTAGTCGATCAACTGCCAGGTGATGCGAATACGCGATTGATTGGTGAAGCAGCACGGGCCACACGCGCACGCATTAGCTGGAATCGGTTCCTGGCCACAGCATTTGCCGCAGATCATGAACAAACCCTCGTCCGTAAGGCCAAACTCTCCTGTCTCAACCTTCCGGGGGTCGATGTCGAACTCGCCGTTACTCCCCATCGTCGCATATCTCCACAGCTAGAGTCTCGTTGGCGTCATACAGGATGAATTCGCGTGTTCCGTCATAGGGATTGGTAACGTAGTAACCCGTGCCGATGACGCCATCGCCGGTGGCTGGTGCGGTGACGAGTTTGCCTGCTGCTGGACGTTGCTTGAGTGGTGTCATTTCCTCACCGAGAATCGTGCCATCCTCTTCTTCGTCGTAAGCATCGATGGTTTTGACAAAGTACGTTCGATCACATTGCGTCGTCGCATCGCCATCGGTAGTGCCACCATCCTGCCAGACTTTGCAGGGAATGAGCGTCGTGGTATCCACCAAGCTGGGCACACCGAGTTTGACGATAGCCCAACACGGTTCACCAATGGGAACATCGGGTTGACTCCATAGAATCTGCGTGCTGCCGGTAGCAGACGATGCCATGATCGCCGGGAATCCCACCGGTGCTTTGGCAAATTGATGGGTTTCATCGGTGATGATGATGCGAACCTGGCACACGCCTTGAATCATCGCACGGCCAACTTGCCCCGCACGGATCGGTTCAAGCAGGATGGCGTGTTTGTCCATGGCGACATGCGTATCAAGCTCAGGGAACACACCACTGAAAACGATCTGGTCAACAAAGCTGCCTTCCAGATCCATGATCGTCTGCGGTTCATGCACCGAGTCTTCGATGCCAAGGATGAAGTACCGCCAGCAGTCCATGGGCGAATCATTCTTCACCCAGATCACCCCGCCTTGCCCCCGGCCCCCGGAAGCACTGGCAGATTGCATGGATTGTTCGAGTTTTTGGCGTGGCTTGATGCGCTGCTGAAAATCCTGAGCCGCATCGATGAATGCGTTGTATGTGTTGGCCGGGATCACCAAGGGATCGCCGGTACTGACTTTTTTCAATGTCATGTTCAACCTCCATCAAGAACCGATGTCCAGCAAACCAAAGTCGGCATCTTCATAGACCTGTTCGACATAAGCTGCGACCGGGCGTTTGACCATGGCCATGGCATCCATGTCCTCGACGTCGGCGTATCGCACCCACAGGTATTCCCAACCTTTTTTGGCAATGCCACTGATGCTGCCGATGGTGATGCCGGTTTTGTTGGGCGATGCGGCGAAGCGATATGTGATCTCCCAGTCGCCAGTCGTCTCTGTGTCAGTCTCAGTACCGTGCAAGGTTCCTGATGCACCGAGGAATAAGCATTCACCTGCAGCCAACCCACGGAACGTTGCGTTGTTCACTTTGCCGGTGAGTTGAAAGAGCGTGCCTTTGTATTCGGGCGTGACTTGCTCAACGGTCAGGTAATGGGTTTCGCTGAAGTTGTAGATGGGCACGGTGATATCAACGCCCTGGACTTCGGCATTGCCATTGGTGTTGGACACGCCGATCGCACCATGAAAGTCAGGCGCAGATGGAATCGATGAATCCGCATACGAACCCACGGTGTTCAACGACTGGGTGATGTGCTGCGTCCCACCCATCGTGTCGAAGCTGTACGTGTACTCGCCACTTCCGGGGTCCGGATTTGAACTACCTCCACTCGAAGTTGACGCGGATTCAGCGTAGCGAACCGATGCATCCCAATACTCTTCGCTGATCGGTTCAATCTGCACGGACTGCATAGGCAGACCGTCATATGTTTCAGGAGCAAAGTTTTCGACAGCGGATTTGATCGCCAGATCGTCATCACTGCCACTGGCAATGTAAGTCAACGTCACTTGAGCATTGCTGCCTGTGGTGCTTTGGCGACTGTCATATTTTTCAGCAACGGTGATAGGCATACTTACTCCGGCATAGAGGATGATTAACTGAATGACAGGGACGATGAACCACCGCCACCGTTCTGCACTTCGTTGTAGAGCTTCTTGACGTAACGGGCGGTGTCTTCACTGGCGGCTGCGGTGCGCTGGGCGATGGACTGATTCGTCATGAGTCCCTGCAAGGCAGCGGAATTGAACGTGCCACGCGATTGTTGATTAGGACTCAGCGAGCCAATCTGCCCACCCAGTTCGGCAAGTTTTTTCTTGAGGGTGTCGATCAGGTTGTTGGGTGACGAAGGTTGATCACCAGACTGATTACCCTCTGCCGGTTTATTTTGAGCAGCCTGCTGCAAAAGCTGCTGATATTCAGCACGGGTCTTTTCCAGATCGTCCAACGCTGTGGCCATCTGTTTTTCGTACTGGGTCTGACGATTCTTATTGCCAACAGCCTGTTCCTGATCAATCAGATTCTGTTGTGTTTGGCGTTCGTGCTCGATGCGTGCAAGGTCTGAATCATATTGCTGTTTGTTCTCAGACAATGCTGCATCACGTTGCCTTGTGATGTTGGCTTTATCCGCGTTGGCATTGGTGCGGGCGATGTTGATCGCCATGTCGACGTTGTAGTCTTTGTCGAACAGGCCGATCAGATGGTGCATCCCTTCCTCAACTTTGAGTTGGGCCGAACGGAACGTTGACTGCAATCCCGCCGTCATCGTCGTCCATGCATCGGAGAGGAACGTTGTGGTTTGAACCCACAGGATGCGAAGGCCATGCCAGGCATCGACGAGGACCTTGGTCACCTTATAGAAGGCTTGGCTGGCGACATTGACGATGGTGTACTTGAAGCTGTACCAGAGAGATTCGATCTGGTAGATGCCACGTTGCCATTCGACTTTCAAGGCTTGCCAGAGAATCTTCGCAGCCAGACTCAGATCACCGGAAGCCAGCGCATCGCGGATGCCTTGCCAAGCCACCAGAGCGCGATCCTTCAGTTCGCTGAAGCGATCACTTAACCAATTGAGGGTCTTACTGGCAATGTCCGTCATGCTCAGAATGGCAATGCCAATCCCGGCCGCCGCGACGATCACCAATCCCATGGGTGAGATCAGTGCGCCCAGCACCGTGAGTAATGTCCCGATCACACCGACACTACCGGTGATGATGCCAGACAGTCCACCGAAGATGAACGCCACCGCCTGGGCCGCAACACCAGTCGTCATCAGGATCACACCGACAGCAGTGATGCCTGCAATCACCAGCGCGGCCGAACGCACCAGCGACTGGTTCTTACTGAGCAGATCAATCACCACGCTGGCATATTGCGAAACGATGGCCGCTGCCTTAGCCACGGGTTCACTTAACGCTTCACCCATAATGCCCAGCACGATGATGCCCGCCTGCTTGATGCGGTTAAAAGCATGAGTGATGGTTTTACTGAGTTTTGCATAAGCCTTGTCGGCCAGGCCCGCGCGGCTCTGCATCGCATCAAGGTCGGATTCAAAACCCTTGAGATTGTTCAGTGCCGGGACAATGCCGCGCAGGGCAGCGGAATCGGGGAACAGTTTGGCCAGAACATCGGGCGGGAGTTTGGCGAGTTTTTCCATGACACCGTGCAAGCCCTCGGTCTTGAGCGTCGTGGTGTTCATTTCAAAACCGAGCTCGTGTGCTAACTTGGTTGCTTCGGCGCTGGGCTTGAGGAAGCTGCGCAGGATGCCGTTGACCGAATCGATGGCCGTGGTGGTCCGCAGGCCGTTGCGCGTTAGCGTGGCGATCATCGCGCCCAGTTCGTCCAACGGCAGACCCGCACTGGCAGCTGTCGATGCGACCATGCCGATCTGCGGTGCCAGTTCGGCAAACGTCGTTTTGCCGCGTTGGACAATACCAAACAACCAGTCGGAGACATCGCCAGCGTTTTCCGCAGCCAGCCCATAACTATTGAGTACGGTGGTGATGGCATCGGCTGCCGTACGTGTGTCGGTCAAACCTGCTTTTGCAGATTTGGCCGCAACACCCAGCACATCCAGCGCCTTGGCAGGAGCAATAGACGCCGACAGGATGTCATACAAACCACCGGACAATGCTTCGGTGGATTCACCAAAACTCACCGCCATCTTGCGGATGCCCTTGGTGAAGCTGTCCATGTATTTTTCGGCATCACTATCCGAGAGCATGGTGGAGACGGTGGCCATCTGCTGCTGAAAATCCGCGTAGATTTTCAGGCCGGAGAGCAGAGGCACCGCCGCCACAGCAGACACTGCGGTCAATCGCTTGCCGATCTCGCCCACAGACTTGCCGAAGGCTTTGACACGCTTCTGGGCTTTATCGAGACCACGGACCAACTTGCTGTCCTGCGTGGTCAGCTCAATGTACGCAGCCCCAGCACGAATGTTCCGACTGTTGGCGATACCTGGTGACATGTGAAAATTCCGAAGGTTAGTTTTTTAACACGAAGGACACGAAGACACGAAGGGCAAGACAAAAAGAATGTTTTTCTTCGTGTCCTTTGCGCCCTTCGCGCCTTCGCGTTAAATCCCATAGCCCATTTACGCAGTAGCAGCAGTGATACCAGTGGATGTTGACGTGACCGTGGTCTTTCTGCCTTCGTCCAGGCCCTTGTTGAAGGAGTCTTCTTTTTCCTTGCGGAGTTTGCCAGAGCCGAGGAATAACCCGAGTAGTCCGGATGCAGCAGGTAACATGGGGCCGAGAACGGGGACACCTGCAACGGTGGGGCCGATCTCATCGAGAGCAGACAACGACAACTGGTTGACCATGTTGCGGATTTCGTTGGCGTGTTCGATGTTGGACTTCCACTGACTGCCAGCCGTTTGCATGTGCTGATACCAGAGTTGATATTCGCTCTCGGCTTCGTTGAGCGAGATGGTGCTGGCCAGGCCCGTCTGCTGCTGGATGGTGTTGGGCGTTTTGACGTGGATCATGTCGCCCATATCGCAGCCCGCAAAACTCAGCAGGCCCAAGACAACAAACGTGAGGATAAACAGAAAGATCAGATGATTGGTTTTCATAAAGATGGTTTCCTTTGAATTCCGGGGCTTCCGGGGTTGGGAACAAAAGTGCGTTTGAGTAGTGCCATGGCATCGTCTGTATCCAACGGGATCACCGACGACGATTGGCTTTGAGCAAACGGATCAAAGTCCGCTGCTTTGAACGTATGGGAACGATTGAAGGTCAGCAGATTGGCAAGCAGTGCCATCAGGTTGGACGTGTGCTGCCAATCCTGCTTCTGGCGAGACTGGGCCATCTCATACAATTCACGCAGAGTGAACGGATCGGGGTGGACGCCGAGGACACCTGCCAATTGCCAGATCATGTCCTGGCAGGTTGCAGCAGGTGTTCGAGTTGCTGCTGGAGTTCCGGACTGTCCAGTTGGGCACTGGCGATTTGAAGGGCTTTTTCCTCGACCTGGCGAAGCTTGGCCAGTGCCTTCTTGAGCACGGTGCGCTTCGCTGCGGGGAAAAAATCTGCCAACTCCTGGAGCAACGCTGTGGTCGCATGATCGATGACGTCACCGGCCAATGCCTGTCCGAACTGTTCGTCGGTGATGTTGGCGCTTTCAGCTTGGTCTTTACAGATGACATAAAGCACATCACAGAGTAGGATCGGATCGGTGGACAGTTTTTCCAGCAAATGTGACTTACTGTCCAGCACGTCCAGCAGGTTGACGCCGACGAGTGCTTGGACACGTTTGATGGTGGCAACGGTGATCTGAACCGTCCATACATTGTTGCCGTTACTTCCGGGGGCAGTAAAAGTATGCATTAGCTGCCACCTCCATCCACCCAAGTCGGAGCGCGGGTGACATAGGTTGGCTTAACAGTCACGTTGACGGTGATGGCTTCTTCGAGCGGTTCGTTGCGTGTGAAGTTGGTCACCGAGAAGTCAGCATCAAGGCCACTGCCACCTTCACCATCAAGTACGGCCATGGCAATGGGTGTGTTGTTGAAGTACGCATCCTTGATCGCACCAAAGCCTTCGTCGCTTGAATCCCAATTCATCGTGAACTCAACACTGCCATTCTTAAGTGTGGCGATGGTTGCACGCCAGCCTTGGCTAGCGCGGGTCGTCACATCGGCCTCGTTGGTCTCGAGGTTGAGCGTGACATCCTTTGTGTTTGTCAGCTCGCTTGTTGCAGTTGTGCCGGCCGCGCCGTAGTACAGCTTGGCCTGCATCCCTAAACGGATGGACATAAAAATCTCCTTAAAACAAGGTGTTTTGTGATTGGTTTATCGAATCGAGCCTGCCCAAAATCGAGGCAGACGCGGTAAGTTTTTATTCAGTGCTGGCCCCATCAGTTGCCTTCGGGGGTAACGATGTCCACGGAACATGCCGCCGAATTCGTGGGCCATGGCCGACGGGCCAACGTGGGCGAAACCGGGGCCAATCAGGATACGGTCGTTGCCTTCGCGGGCATAGACGATGGCACGCCGCAGTTG